AAATTGGCGGGCGGTGGTGCCCGCCCTAACCTCTTTGAGGTTAACATTCCTGCTTTCCCTGGAGCTGTTTCTGACGCTTGGGGTTCGGGTGACGCACAAGAAGCTGGAATCTTCAGTTTCTTGTGTAAGGCAGCAAATCTTCCAGCTTCCACTATTAATGCAGTGAACGTTCCTTTTAGAGGAAGACAGATGAAAGTCGCTGGAGAAAGAACAATTGATGATTGGACTATCACTGTTATCAACGATGAAGACTTCAAACTAAGAACAGCATTTGAAAGGTGGGCCAACGTTATGTCCAAACTGGACGACGCTACTGGTGTTACCAACCCCACTTCTTACATGGCTGACGCTTATGTACATCAACTTGGTAGAGGTTCTACAAACTTCGTTGAAAAGAATGATGGTGGACAATCAGCTATTCTGAGAACTTATAAGTTCTTTGACATCTTCCCCAACGCAGTATCACCCATTGACCTGAGTTATGATAGTGAAGGTACAGTTGAAGAATTCCAGGTAACATTCTCTGTTCAGTTCTTCACTATTGGTGATTCTATGGAGTCTAGTAGTAGTGACACAAGTCAGGTCTCTATCCGATGATAAATAACTAGACAGATGTCTAGTATTTAAGAATATAATGGCGAGATTATTTGGATTCTCAATTGAAGATACAGAAAAGACCCCGGAGAGTATAGTCTCTCCGGTCCCTCCTAATAATCAGGATGGATCGGAGCACTATGTTTCTTCGGGGTTCTTTGGTTCATACATCGATATCGAAGGAGTATATAAGACTGAGAATGATCTCATTCGTAGATACAGGACAATGTCCATCTACCCTGAGTGTGATAGTGCTATTGAAGATATTGTTCATGAGGCTATTGTTTCAGATACAAATGATTCCCCGGTCTCAATTGATCTGGATAATCTAAATGCCAGTGATGGTATCAAGAAGAAGGTAAGAGAAGAGTTTAAATTTATTCTAGAACTTCTGGACTTCGATAAGAAGGCTCATGAGATTTTCCGTAACTGGTATATTGACGGAAGACTCTATTACAACAAAGTTATTGATCAGAAAAGACCACAAGATGGTATTCAAGAACTGAGATATATTGACGCAGCAAAGATGCGTTATGTCCGCCAGATCAAGAAGACTGGTAATAATAGTATTGAATCTATTAGACAATCTGATAGAGATAATCCCAAGAACTACGATTTCCCTGATATTGAGGAGTACTTTGTTTATACTCCTGGTGGTGGAAACAGTGGTGGTATCAGTAATAGTTATTCTGGTGGTTCAACTAAGGGTGTTAAAATGACCCGTGATTCTGTCACCTATTGTACATCTGGATTGGTAGACAGAAACAAAGGAACTACACTTTCGTGGCTTCACAAGGCAATCAAACCACTCAATCAGTTGATGATGATTGAGGACTCATTGGTAATCTATAGATTATCAAGAGCACCAGAAAGAAGAATCTTCTATATTGA